TCATTTACTGTTTTACCTTTAAGTTAAAATTATGGAAATACTAAAACACTTACTTGGAATATGTGGTGAAAGCCATATAAACATTTACACAGTAATTTTATCAATAATTATTTTAAAATACATTTATGAAAAAAATACTAGCAAAGATATTTGGTGGAGCAGCAGGTGGAGTAGCAGAAAAAATAAGTAACATCATAGCTAAACATACTTTTTCTAAAGAAGATCGTGCAAGGTTTGAAAATGAAATGGCTAAAGTATTTCTTGAAGCAGAAAGTGAAATGCAAAAGAATGTAACTGAACGTTGGAAAACTGATATGAATAGCGATAGTTGGTTAAGTAAAAATGTAAGACCAATGGTATTAATTTTTTTAGTTGTTTCAACTGTTCTTATGGTGTTTATTGATGCAGGGCTTATAGCTTTTGATTTGAAAGATTCACATACTGATTTATTGCAAATGGTTTTGTTAACTTGTATAGGTGCATACTTTGGAGGTCGTAGTTATGAGAAAGTAAAGAAATAATGGCTAAAACAATCAATATAAGTAGATATAAGAGCAAATCAAAGAAACGTAAAGGAATACACGCTAAAAGTAAAATGAGTGCCTTAAAAGGCTCTAAAAACTATTTTAAGAAATATAAAGGTCAAGGTAAATAATTTTTTATATATTTACTGCACACTTGCAAAACCTAATAAAGATGGAAGTTGCTTGGATCAGGTAATTACATTTCTTTCTTTTTGTAGGTTTTTCTTTCTTTTTCTTTTTACTCTTTTTCTTTTTCTTTCTTTTAGTTATATTTAAACAAATGAAAAAAATACCAAGAAGTAAATTAATAAAAAAACTAGACAAAGTATTTAGTTTATATATTAGACAACGATATGCTATAAACGAAATAGCACAATGTTTTACTTGTGGTAAAAAAGACCATTATAAAAGATTACAATGTGGACATTTTCAATCACGTAAACACTATTCAACAAGATGGGATGAAATAAATTGTCAAGTACAATGTGCAGGATGCAATGTTTTTAAATATGGTGAACAATTTGTTTTTGGTAAAAATCTTGATCTTGAATACGGTAAAGGATGTTCTGAATCTTTATACTATAAAGCTAAACAAATAACAAAGTATTCTTATCCAGAAATAGAAGATTTAATAAATAAATATAATTTGTTAATAAAAGACTTTAATTAATATATATCTTTATTACAGTTCTGTTTCGTTTTGTCTTTAAAAAGAGGGGTTAATTAAATTAGCTCCTTTTTTTTTTCATTTTATTAAAAAAATTGTTTATATTTATATTTCATTTAAAAATATATATATGGACAAAACAGTAACTTACGAAGAACATTTTGTTTTAATTAACTACTACCAAAACAAAATACAAGAACTAGAAGCAAAACTAGAAGTTGAACAATCTAATAACTTAATGGCATTATGAACAAAGATAAATTAACAGAACTTTATCACAAATACGAGTTATCAAAAGATGACTTTTTTAAACATCAACACTACACTATAATTACTAGACAAGGAATTGACAAGATTCAAGCTATAGAACAAATATCTATAGACTATGAAGTAATTAAATGTGAAATTAACTTTGCAGTATTTAAAGCTATAGCAACTAAAAACAATAAAAAGATTATTACTTTTGGTTCAGCTTTAAAAGGAGCATCATATAATGAAGGTAATTGTCAAAGCTGGTATGTAGCTGAAATGGCAGAAAAAAGAGCAATGTCAAGAGCTGTACTAAAACTAACAGGTTTTTATGAACTTGGGGTTTTTGGTGAAGATGAATCTGAATCGTTTAAAAAGAAAACTACAAAAGAAGAACTAATTAATAAAATTAAAAACAATGGCTGAAAAAATATATAAAGAAAAAGATCATCACCCATTTGAGAATCAAATTTTCAATCATTATAGAGAAAGAGCAAAAAAAATAAATGATGCAATAGAACTTCTTATAGAACATAACTATACGGTTATTGATCTTGAAGGCAAATGGATAAAAAAAAATCCACCTAGTGAAAATTAAATATTAACTTAAATTAAAATAAATTATGGCAGGAATTATTAAAGCAAGAATAGACGTATCTAAATTACCTAAAGAAAAATTTTACAAAGGTAAAAAAGGTGTTTACTATGAATTTATAGTATCAGTAAATGACGAAACAAATCAGTATGGACAAAACGTATCTATATCAGATTCACAAACGTTAGAAGAACGTGAAGCTAAAAAACCTAAATTATATTTAGGAAATGGTGAAGTAGTATGGACTAACGATATGATTAAGTTAGCAAAAAAAGAAGCTACACAAGAAGAACCAGTTACTAACGATTTACCTTTTTAACATTGTAAAAAAAATGTTTTTTCAAAGGGGTTTAATACACCCCTTTTTTTTATATATTTATGCAAATGCAATTAAGACTAGACGAAAAACAAACTGAAGAATATTTGGTAATGGAAGCAATCGAACAAGATTGTATTGTTGATCCACAAGAAGCTATAGAATATCCACCAGTTGCATTATCACTAGGAGAAAAACTACTAAAAACAAAAAACAAAGATTTACTATTACCTATACCTATAGGAACTTATGGTAATTTTAGTTTCATTCAAGCTCCACCTAAAACAAAAAAAACATTTCTAGTATCTCTTTTAGCTTCTGTTTATTTAGGAACAAGCAATCGTTTTTCAGGTAATTTAAAAGGACATAGAGAAAATAAAGACTTAATACATATTGATACTGAAATGGGCAAATGGCATTGCCAAAAGGTCTTTAAAAAGGTGCTTGATATGAACACCTTTGATTATTCAAAAAATTATCATACATTTGGTTTACGGACAATAGGATATAAAACAAGAATAAAGTTTATTGATTATTGTCTAAACCACAAAGTAGAAAACGCAGGACTTTTAATAATAGATGGCATTGCTGATTTAGTCAGTGATGTAAATAATTTAGAAGAATCAAATGCGTGTATTCAACAACTTATGGAATGGTCTGCTAATCACAAAATACATATTATGTGTGTAATTCATTCTAACTTTGGTACTGATAAACCGACAGGACATCTTGGTTCTTTCTTGGAAAAAAAAGCAGAAACACAAATACAACTAGAAGCAAATACAGTTAATAAGGAATGGATTACCGTAAAATGCAAACGCAGTAGGGGTTATTCATTTGAAACATTTAGTTTTAAGGTAAACGAAATAGGACTACCTGAAATAGTGGGTGATTTATATGATCCACTAAAAAACTAAAGTATGATTAACAACTTATCGGATATATTTAAAAAACATATTATATGGGTTGACATTGTTTGTAGCTTTGGATGTAATAAAGAAACTTCAGAAGATATTGTACAAGAAATGTATATTAAGATAGACAAAAAAATAAAGAATGGTTTAGATATTGATTTCGGTAAAAATGATTACAACTACTATTATATATTTAAAACACTTAAAACATTATTTTTAGATTTAAAACGCAAAGAAAGTAAAGTAAATATAATACAAATAGAAAACGTTAGGGATTATTTATCTAATCAGGATTGCCAAAACTATGAACAAGTATATAATGATATACAAAACGAATTAAACAATATGTACTGGTACGATAAAAAAGTATATGAAATAATTGAGGGTGGGGAATCAATAGCAAAGTTTTCAAGAAAGTCTGGAATACCTTACTATTCACTTTACAACACATATAAAAAAGTAAAAGAGAAACTAAAAAAATTATTATGATAATAACATTAACAGAAGAACAATTAGATTTTGCACATAGTGTTGGTTTTAAAAGAAGTGCTAGTGTTGGACACGCAGTTACAAGAAAAAGTTTTAATGCTTATGAAAATAAAAAACCTGATTGGTGGCGTCATTATATTGGTGCATTGGGTGAATTAGCTTATTCTATTTATATAGGCAAAGAAATTGATACAACTACTATTGGGCGTGGAGATGATGGAACTGATTTTGATAATGGTGTTGATGTAAAATCATCTGATCTAAATAGAAAACCAAATTTATTATTAGGTATAAATCAATTTAATAAGAAATATGCTAAAAGATATGTTTTAGCTTGGGTTCAAATTCCTACTGTAGAATTAATAGGATATATAGACAGGGATGATGTTATAAATAAAAGTACCATAAAAAACTTTGGTTATAATGATAATTATTTTGTAACTAATAATAATTTAAAACCTTTAGTATGAAATTAGGAGATTTAGTATTCTACATAACAAAATATACAGGAATCAAATGGCTTGTAGATAAATATCATAAAATACGTGGAACTAAATGTAATTGTGATAAAAGACGAAAGGACTGGAATGAAATTAAAATAACAAGATGGTAAAATTTAATAAATATGATTTCAAAGACTGGGAAAAATTTAGGCTTTCAAAAAAATCAACCATTAGTCGTAAAGAATTTGAAATGGTTTGTCAGCTCCACTCAACCTATTACAATCACAAATATCACGAACCTTGTACTTGTAACCCCAAACTAATAAACAAATGGATAAAAGAACTTAATGTGATTTGGGATAATGGGAATTGATAATATAAAAAAACTAGAACAAGCTGTTATTGTATTTCTAAACTTTGATGGTTGGAAATTAAAATGGACTGGTGAAGGTTTTAAACATTATGATGCTTGTGGACTTACACCAAAAGGCAATCGTTGTGTTATGGAAATGAAATTTAGAAATAAATATTACGAAGAAAAAATGTTAGAAAAATATAAATATGATGAATTAATGAAAATGGATAAAGACATTGTAAAACTTTATTTTGTAAATGATCCTAAAGGCAATTATTTATACTGGTTAAACGAAATTAAACTACCTAAAGAAAAAGATATGTACTGTCCTGATACTACACTATGGACTAAAAAAAGATTACTTAAACCTGTTTACTTACTTAAAGAAAATCAAGCCACAAGAATAAATTTAAATTAGCTTATTAAATATTTTGTTTATAAACCATTTTTGATTAGTTTTATAAAATGGTATTACTTATAGATGCAGATAGCTTAATCTTTGCTAGTTGTTATAGAACAAGAGATGAAGAAAATGATGATCCATACTATAGAGAATTAGAAGATTCTATTGCAAAGTTTGATGAACAGTTTATGAAGATTGTAAACGATTTAGAAGAACAATACGAAATAGACAAAGTAATAACCTTTAATGGAAGCAAAGGAAACTTTAGAAAAATACTAACACCAGTATATAAAGCAAACAGAAAAAAACAAGAGTTACCTCCACTACTACACGATATGCACCAATACGTCAAAGATACATATGATAGTAAATTTGTGTATGGATTAGAAACAGATGACCTTGTAGCTAAATACTGGCAAACATTAACAAATGAACTTGGAAGGGATAATGTAATGATTGTAAGCATAGACAAGGACTATAAACAATTCCCTTGTTTAATGTATAACTATCACTACAAACACCAAGTAGTATTAGACATAACTAAAGAACAAGCAATGTATAACTTCTATGAACAAATGATAGTAGGAGATACAGCAGATAATGTAAACTACTTTAAAGGTAAAGGTAAAAAGTTTGCTGAAAACTATTTTAAAGATTGTAAAAGCAAATACCAATATACTAAAAGACTATACGAATTATTTAAAGAACAATACAAAGGCAAGGCAAGACAGAAATATACAGAATGTTATAACCTTTTAAAATTAAGAAATGAATAAAAATAACGATTGGGGAATTGAAATCATAAAAGACGATTGGTCAGTTCAAAATGAAATAGCAGAAAAAGTAATACAGCTTTCAGGAATTGATATATTTAAAGTATCAAGAAAAAGAGAAATAGTAGAAATAAGATCATTATTCTTTTACATATTAAAAAATAAATTAAATATGGGATGGTCAGAAATAGTAAGATACTTTGAAGATTCTGGAAGGTCTATAAATCACGCAACTATCATATGGTCTTTAAAAAACTATGATATTTACAAATCAACTAATAAAAAGATACAAGAACTAGAAGAAATGATTGTGCTTAAAACAAGTATGAATCTTGAGGGAATAAATAGAGAAAACTATTTAGAATTAAAATGCAAAGAACTTGAAGAAGAAATAGACAAATTAAAAAACCAAACACCACTATATAAGTTAGTTAATAAAATACCTAAACATTTAGAAGGTGAAGCATTAACTAGAATAGAACTACTTATAAAAGGCTGGGAATGGCAATACAAAGATAGTTCAACAGCTTATGCAGGAGAATGAAAATATTAAATTTATATGCTTGTCTTGGTGGTAATAGATATAAGTGGGGTAATGAACACGACATTACAGCTGTAGAATGGGATGAAGAACTTGCAAGGTTATACCAAGAAAGATTCCCAAGTGATAAAGTTATTGTAGCTGATGCACACCAATACTTATTAGACCATTACAAAGAATATGATTTTATATGGTCATCACCACCTTGTCCAACACATAGTAGGTTAGTTCAAAGTAATAAAAATAAAATAAAAATGAAATATCCTGATATGAGTTTATATCAAGAGATAATTTTTTTAGATAAACTATATGATGGTAAATATGTTGTCGAAAATGTAATTCCATATTACGAGCCATTAATTCCTGCAAAAAAAAGACATAGGCATTTGTATTGGTGTAATTTTAATTTACCTAATGTATTAACTATTAGAGAGGCAAGAATTAGTACTGGATTACAAGAGGTAAAAAAATTATGTGAATTTCACGATTATGATTTTTATAAATATAAAGGCAAACAACCTATTAATAAAATTGCAAGAAATCTTGTAGATTACGAAGCTGGAAAAACAATATTAGATACAGTAATGGGATTAACAATAAAACAAAATGTAAACCAAACTGAATTATTTTAATATGAATAAAATAAAAGATCAAGCATTGTTAAAAGTGCAATCTAAAATATGGGAACAAAAAAGATTAATAAAAGAACTAGAAAATGATATTGAAAAAGACAATGACATTGAGTTTGACATAATAGAACTACAATTTAACAATGCTATTACACAATTAGAGATATACGAATACATAAAAAAAGCAATACAGAATTATGACTAATAGAGAATTTAAAGAAACAAAGAAATATCTACTTGACAAATGTCAAGAAATAATGAACGCTAAACAACCTGAATACACGCAAAAGAATATAGACGTTCTAAACAACTTTAAAACAACTGCAGAAAGCATAGGCATTGAACCTATGGAAGTATGGGCAGTATTCTTTAATAAACATATACAAGCAATATTAACACACGCAGGAGATCCTACTATGCCACAAGCTGAACCAATAGAAAGCAGATATGCAGACGCTATAAACTATTTACTATTAGGATTTAGTATTCTACAAGACAGACCAAAAAAAGATATAATATCTGGTACAGAATGAAAAAATTAAATGTATTAGAATTGTTTGCAGGAAGTAGAAGTATTGGTAAAGCAGCAGAACATTTAGGTTATAATGTTTTTAGTTCTGATATTAATAATTTTAAAGATATAGATTATGTTGTAGATATATTAGATTTTGATTTAAATAAAATACCATTTAAACCAGATGTTATATGGGCAAGTCCACCTTGTACTTACTTTAGTGTGGCAAGTATTGGTAAACATTGGAATAAAGACAATACACCAAAAACAGAAAACGCAAAACTTGGAATCCAAATTATACAAAAAACACTTGATATAATTAATATGTGTAAACCTAAATATTTTTATATAGAAAATCCAAGAGGTAAATTAAGAAAGTTAGATTTAGTTAAAGGCATACCAAGAACTACTATTTGGTATTGTACTTATGGAGATAAAAGGGCAAAACCTACTGACATTTGGAGTAATAATATTTATTCTATATTTAATACTAACGGATGGAAACCAAGACCAGAATGTCATAATGGAAATAAAAATTGTCATCACGAATCAGCACCAAGAGGCAGCAAAACAGGAACACAAGGTTTAAAAGGAAATTATAATAGAAGCAAGATTCCAAACGAATTATGTATGGAGATATTAAAAAATAACTTAAAAAATTACGTTATATAATAAAGATTGATTAAACAATAAAATATCAATTATGGATAATAGAAAAAAAAATGGTGGTGTAAGAGAGGGAGCAGGTAGACCAAAGAAAGCAGACGAAAAAGCTAATAGAAAAACTTGACTTGCTTATAGACAATGACAAAGTAATTGAAACTTTAGGCAAACAAATATTAAAAGGTGATTCAAGAGCTATGAATTTATACTTTGGATATAGATATGGCAAACCAAAAGAATCTGTAGATATAACATCAAGTGAAGGCTTTAATATAAACTTCAAAGACTTAATCAAGTTTAAGTGATTGAAATAAATAAAAAGTATTCTCCTATTGCTGAATCAGATGGGAGGTACTTTATTGTTACAGGTGGTCGTGGATCAGGTAAATCATTTTCAGTAAACCTCTTATTAGTTCTTCTTACTTACGAAGCTGGGCATACTATACTATTTACTCGTTATACTTTATCTTCTACTTACATTTCTATTATTCCTGAATTTATAGAAAAAATAGAACTGCTTAAAAAGTTTGATGATTTTAATATAACAAAAGACGAAATAAGAAATAAACGTTCTGGAAGCAAGATAATATTCAAAGGTATCAAAACATCAAGTGGAGATCAAACAGCTAATCTAAAGTCATTACAAGGCGTTACAACGTTTGTATTAGACGAAGCAGAAGAACTAACTAATGAAGATACATTTGACAAGATAGATTTATCAGTAAGACAATTAGGCAAACACAATAGAGTAATACTAATATTAAATCCAACTACTAAAGAGCATTGGATATATAAAAGGTTTTTTGAAGATAAAGGAATACAGGAAGGCAAGAACGCTACTAAAGATAATGTTACTTACATACATACAACCTATTTAGACAATCTTGAAAACTTATCCCAAAGCTATATAAACCAAATAGAAAACATAAAAGAACGCAGACCAGAAAAATATAAACATCAAATGCTTGGTGGCTGGTTAAACAAGGCAGAAGGTGTAATATTTACTAATTGGCAAGTGGGTAAGTTTAATAAAGTAGGTGTTAGTGTATTTGGTCAAGATTTTGGATTCAATGATCCTAATACACTTGTAGAAACTAATATAGATACTACTAGAAAGATTATTTATTTAAAAGAATGTTTTTACCTAAATGGTTTGACAACAACTGAAATAGCACGTTTAAATATGAAACACGCTACAGATAATTTAATAATTGGAGATGCAGCAGAAAAAAGACTGATCTATGAATTAAAACAAAAAGGATGTAATATAGTTTCTTCAATAAAAGGAGCTGGTTCTATAACTTATGGTATAAGCCTATTACAAGACTATGATTTAATAGTAGATGAACAAAGTATAAACTTAATCAAAGAACTTAACAATTATAGTTGGCTAGAGAAAAAGTCTAATACACCTATAGATAAACATAACCATTTAATAGATGCTATTAGATATGCAGTAAGCTACCAGCTACAAAATCCCAATAGGGGTAAATACTATATACAATAATGGAATGTAAAAAATGCAAACAGACAATGACTATATATTCAGGCAAAGATAATCAAGACTACTACTACTGTAGAGATTGTGATATTATAGAATTTAAATAAACTTTATTAACAGATTTGTTATTTATTTTGTATATTGCATATATGAAATATAAAACAGGACAAACACTTAACGTTTATTATCACGGAAGAATACACAAAGGCAAGGTAGCTTGGATTAAGTCAGGCAAAGCAGGTTTAGTATTGACTGATCCATTTAATTGGAGATTTGGCAAAACCTTTGTAACAATACCTTTATAAAAAAAGTTATTAAATATTTTGTTAATTAAATAAATAGTTATATATTTGAGTATAATTGCAATGAAGCAGTTATATAAACAAACAGACAAATGATAAATATAATAAAACACTCTAATTCTTATGAAGTTGAATGGACTATACAGGGAATAAAATACAAAGAATTTAGAACACAATGGTTTTCAACTTTAAAAGAAGCAAAACTATTTAAAAAATGTTTAAAAAACAGATTTAAAATAACAACAATGGGAGTGTAACAGCTCCCTTTTTAAAACAGAACAAATGACATTAGAAGATAGTTACAAAATTAATAACGTAGAATCAACATTAAAGTTCTTATTGCAATATGCAGAACTAGAACCACATCACAAAAGGTGGGTAATTGAATCTTATAAAAACATTATAGACTTTAAACATCAAAACGATATATTATGAAAAAAAGACAATATAGATCAAATCAAGGTAGAAGTCCTTATCAAGAAGAACAATCAATGAAAATAATCGGTGTATTACTTTTAGTAGCTTGGACTTGTGCAGTAATCCTTTTAACATTAAAATTAGTATGAAACATTATTACGAAATAGACGGACAACGCAGATATTACATAGCAAAGAAAATATCTAAAAAAGAAAATAAAGAAACCTTTTTAAAAATTCTTGTGTATGCAGGTTTAGGCTGGGTAGTATTTTATGTATTTCTATTTTTATTCTTACATTTGTTAGAAATGGCAATATGAGAAACAAAATACAAAACATACAGGACATAGAATATTATGACAATTCTATAGTAATAGCTGACCTTATAAAAAAATGGACAAAAGCTAAACCAAATAACAAAGAACTATTAGACTTGCAAAGTAGATTTATACAGATGTGTATATATGTTGCAGGATTACAAAATGATTTAGCAGCTTGTAAAATAGCTA